GCGTTATTTAGTAAAAGTCACTTTTTTTATGAACTTTTTTTTATATTTTTATATATATTAGTGTAAAGGATATTCAGTAGTCAATAATGTATCCTCATTTTAATTTTAAAGGGTAAAAAGGGTAGCTGTAGTGGTTACCCTTTTTTATGTTTATTATTTATTTATTTCTATTGTGGCATGACCCGTCTATTAATTAATCCCCCTTATTTCTTCAGGTTATTAATTTTTAATTACCACTTCACTTTATCAACCCCCCCTATCTAATAATACACCACTTAGATAGTTCTTAGTTATATGTCTTTCTTTATTCACAATATAACCTTGATAAAGCCTGAATATACCTGTTAGTTGTGGACTAGATTAATTCGGTATTAGGGTTAACACGGGTGAGTTATTGCCCTATAATTCAGTTTCAGTAGTCATTTACCTTGAGGTTGTTATGGAGTTATTAGTTCCGTTAGGGGTCAGGTAAGTTAACACCCCTTTTATATACTTTATAAATATATCCAACTTTTGTAAAAGTCTGAATAGTTAAAAAAAATGTCTTGTCGTCACAGAGAAAAAAATATTTAAATTATTTGACTTTTCGTATTTTATGTGATATTTATTAGTATAAACCTTTTAAAATTAATAATTATGAATAATTCACGCAAACAAGCATTTAACCGCTTTAAAGAGTTAAGACAACAAAAGATAGGTAACACTACCATTACAACTCCAAACGTCCGTAAAAGACACGTTAGAACCGATGAGTTATATGCAGACTTACAGGAAAGAACCTATGAACTTATTGAAGATAAAATGATAGATTTAAGTAAGTGGAGTGGTGAGGGTAGTGTATTTAAATATGCAGGTTTAATTGACTAATACTTTGTTCCATATGTTTTTTTAATGTTTTTTAATAGTCAATTAAAAAAGGGGTCTAACGAGACCCCTTTTCTTTTATCATTTCATTTACAATATGTTCTAACTTTGTTAGTCTTTGTTTTAGTAGTAGTAAATCATCTTTGAGGGTGTTAGTGTAAAGTTCTTTTTTCTCTAACACCCTCTTTGTATAACTCATTTATTCACTTACTTCTTTATCTTTACTTATAAAGCTCCATGCAAATCCTACAATAGTAGTAATCGCTCCAACGACCTCCATAAGTATACTTTCATCAATAACACCTGATGTTACCAAATAACCCCCTAAAAACGTTAATACGTGTCTTAATAGACCTTCTACTTTTTCACTCATAATTTTTAATATTAATTTTTTCATTTATGTAATTCTAATTCTTAATGCTCCGTTGTCGTGATATACTTGTCCTAATACAACACCTCCTGCAGCTGCTGCTGTATCACCACTAAAGTTTAATGAACTATAGTTGGCAATAGTTAAATTAGGAACCAATACTTCTTCATCATAAGATGTAGTTAAACCACTACCACCTAAAATAACACTTCTTGAATGTCCTGAAATAAAACCTAAATCACCACCAATTATAGCACTATCATAAGTTATTGTTCCTCCTCCGTTAATGTCGTGATTACTACCTCCACCAATAAAACATTTCTGCGTATTATTCATATAATTTACATCACCACCAACTATCGCACTACCTCTTAAATTATAAGAGTTAATATAATGGTCGTATCCACCACCAATAAAACCACAAGTTGTCCTACTATAATGACTTTCACCAGCAATTATGCCACTATAACTTGAACCAATAAAATTATTTAATCCTCCAACAATAGCGGAATTACCTTGTGCTATAGTATTACTTTCTCCTCCACCTAAAAAATTACTACCTCCATAATTAAGTTGATTATTATAACCACCAACAAACGCTGAATTACTACCAGCCCTATCTATAAAATGACTATAACCTCCAACCATAACAGCATTATCAGTCGTAGTATTATTATTATTAGTCCCTATTAAATGTCCGTCTCCTCCAGCAATAAAGTTATTATTATAATTATTATTAGTATAAGTTTCAGCATCTATAGTATGTCCTGTTCCACCTAATATAAAGTTATTATTTATACCTGGATAATTTGAACTATCACCAAAATTAATACTACTTCCATTATCTTTCTGTATTATATTTGATGTATTTTCTGTAGTCGCAGAAAAATAAGATGTTCCACCGCCTCCACCACCAGTAGAACCGCTCAATACTATTGTCTGTCCGTTAGTAGATATGTCTATATTCGTTCCACTAAAGGTTATATTACCCGTTAAACTTTCTAATGTATTTACCCCTGTTCCGTCCTGTAAATCACTTAACTTAACTGAGTAAGTAGTAGTATTACCACTATCTACTATCGCCAGTCTATCGTCAGCGGTTACGCCGGTTCTAAGGGGTAAATCAAATATTTTTTTATTACCAGCCATAATATTATAATTCTATTATTGTAACTGAAAAACCTTTTGCTTCCAGTTGAGATTTTATTTGTTCGTTTGCGAAAAGTAAAATATCACTTCCGTCAGTCGTTCTATCGTAGTCAAATCTATTTTCAGTAAAAGCGTTGTAATCCAACGGCCATTTACCATCATTATAATCTGTTTCACTTAACCAATATTCTACTGATGTAAATACTCTATTTCCACTCGTATCTAAACTAGGGTTCACTCTTGCATATGCAGAGGTAAGAACTACCCCACTACTTAATTCTATTGTGCCTGTTATTTCTAAAGCCATTTTTTATATTTTTTTATTTTATTTGTTTATTCGTAACTTAATGCAAATCCGTCATTTGTTATCAATACCTCATCATCATTTGTTGTTATAAATGAGGTATTACCATTATTAATTATATAATAAATATCAGGGTTAAGTATTATACCCAAACTACCTAATGAGTGTCCTATACCCCTCTGTGCGTTACCTGCAGTATAATCAGGTATCTCACTAAATGCACCTACCGATGCGGGTAAATATAAAGCCCCTGCATTATAACCTGTCTGAGCCGCTAAGGTCACTAAACCACTAATATACACTCCATCAGTTAAAGTATTAGTCCCTGCAGCTATACCGATTAATTTATTATATGCGTTAGATGAGGTGGGGCTCTGCGACCAGTCAGTTCCGTTCCAATATACAGCCTTACCTTCAGTAGTGGTAATACCTGACCCGATAAATACTTTTTGATTATCACCACTAGTTGAGGTAAAGGTAAAAGTTCCTGTGCTAACATCTTCTGTGACTTCTATACCTGTCCCCCCACTAAAACTAATAAGTCCGTCTATTGCCTGTTGTCTACCCCCTGCATCTTTTACTGCGAAGTTTTTAGTAATACCTGTAGTATTAGTAAGGGTAAAGTCTATATTAGCGTTAGTAATATCTATAGTAGAACCTGTAAACCTAATATCCGTTCCATTCTCTACTTCTAAAGTGTCCCTAAATCTAACTTTAGTCCCACTTATATACATCGGAGTTCTATTACCTAACCCATCTACCACTTGAGCTAAATTAGACGGACTAGCCCCCGTAAAATTGTTTAATCTTAATAGTGACGGATAACTACTAGCTATTGTATTTCCTGATAACGAACTCATTTGTTGTAATCTGCATTAGGGTCATAGTTATTAGGTTCAGGGTTACACGAAGCAAATGGTCGTGGTATTATTATACCTGAACTATAACTATTTAGTTTATTCGGAGCCATACCATCAATACCATAGTTAACATAGTCAGGAAATAGACTTTCGTTGTCTATAAGATACTCCCTACTACGTTCTCTATAGAACTCAGCCGTGTTTAATACTGACCCCCTTAGATATTTTAATTCACTTAAATCTACGTTCTGCGCTTCCTCTGCAGATGGTGTTAAAACGGCTTTATTTTTCATCTTATAATTAAAAGATGGTAAAGCCATATACACCGCATAATTTGCTAGTGTAGGTGCAATATAATTATTAAGTAACGTTTGTTCTGCAGTCGTCGTAGTTCCACTTATAATACGTCCTTTTAAGTTATTATAAAACTTTGTTCCTAATAACTCTTGAATATATATGTCCTGAGCCTGTAAAACAAATGGTGTTAACTCATCAGGTTCCATATTTGCATGAACCGCAGTTAACCTTTTTAATCTACTTTCACTTATGAATAATGTATAACTCATACTTCGCCTTGAATATTTTTGTTAAAGTCTATTGTAGATGGTATAATATTGATACTACCTTCTATACCAAATGGTGTTAAAACCTTACTTAGACCTGAGTTTATTTTCTTTTGTTTAGGTTCTATCGCAGTTGACGCGAAATGAGTATATGCGACCTGTATTTCATCTGCATTATTACCTAAACCACCTTCGTCTCTTACCCCGATTAATCTTCCTGAGGTAATGCGGTGAGCCGTCAATATTCTTGAACTAATACGTGTCTCTAATGTAGTGTAATAGTCATCATTTGCAGATGTTATAGCTTGAACTTGAGGGGCTAGTTCTGCACCTTCACTAAAACTAACAAATAACCTACCTGCGTTATCTTCACCTGTAAATGAGTTAACCAAATCTTTATAAAGCTGTCGTTGCTCGTCAGGGGTAGGTTCTCCATTAGGCATGTTTATTAGGACACCTCCACTAAATCCATTAGAAATATTACTATTGTGATATTTAGATATTCGTGCGTCTAATTGAATATCATTTAATGCACCTACATAAGAGGGTAAGGGGTAAATCATATTACCTGGCTGGTAATGCATACAATAGTATATTTGAGAAGCGTTCTCACCTTTGTTGTCTGTAGCGTCATAACTTTTGTATCTAACGGGTGCATACTTTCTCGTATTAGACCAGTTAGAACTATAAAAATACTCTTCTACTACGTCCTCTGCATTTAACTTACCTGACCTGACTTTATCAAATGGTAAGTGGTATATTTCTACTACTTTGTCTCCCGCTCTATTCCAAATTGCGTTTACTGAAAAGCCATTAAACAATACGTAGTCTAAAGCTACCTTCTCATATAACTCATTTAAAGTCTCCCCTAAGGTATTAACTATGGTATCACCATACTCGGCTACCCCTTCACCCTTTACAGCGTCTGTAATTGAGTTTATTGCAGTTCCGTTCATAGCGGAAGTGTTAAAAAGTTCTATAATCTTATCGGGGTATAAGTTATCTTTACCAAAACTAACCCAGTCTTTACCTCTTACCTCATTAAACACGGGTAAATCTAAAGCTTCAAAATTGAATATCTTAATCATTTATAAAATAAATATATTGTTCGTTATCTTCGTTATCACTAATATAGTTCGTATTACTATCATCAATAGTAAAGTTATTTAAAACCCTACATAAGTTCTCTTGTATAATAGTCTCAATACCTCTATCTAAACCTATTAACTGACAGGTATAATATTCATTAAGTTCTACACGTTGTAAAGCTGCAGTATTAGTTAAAAAGTTAAAGCTAAACCAGTCGTCAGCTTCATATAAATTAGTCAGTTCTATACTACCAAATGTATCATTAAGTATTTCCTTATTGCTGTAAATTGCAACCAAACGCATTAAATATACAGGGTAAGATGGTAAAATACCATTAAAAAACACCTTATTATTCTGATTTCTTAAATCTACTATCATATTCATAAATATAAAAAAGGGGGGTATTGAACCCCCCTTTCTTTATATAGTGTCTTTTAGATTAAGCTGCAAAAGCCAATTCTAAAAGTGGAGATGTTGAGTATCCTGTAAATGTAATAGTAATACCATTTCTATCACCAAATGCGGTTCCTGTATCACTAGTAGATGCACTTACAATTGCTCCAGTCTCATTTCCTACCAAAAAGTAAGAACCATTATTATCCTTAACGACCACAGCCAACTTAGTATTCTGTCCTAAGATGTTAAGTGCGTCAAGGTGCGAAGCTTGAAGTTTATTTACGACAATAGTTAAACTAGTCTCATAAAAGGCAACTCCATTTGCTTCATCAAACGTTCCTGTCTCTGTTAGGTTAGCCGCCTGTCTAGGTTGTTGGAACTCATACATAGGTGCGATAGTTAAATCCGCAACTGCGTCTACTGATGTAGCGCCAGAACCAAATGTAAAACCTGTTATAGACCCGTCAGCCTCTCCTAAGAGTGTTATATCATATCCTGTAGTAGAACCGATGAAGACGCTTGCCACGCCGCCAAGGTTACTTCTGCAGTCAAGACTTATATTTGATGCCAAATTACACGCCATTTTATTATTATTTTTTTACTAGTTTATTATGCCATATATACCCATAGCTCAGGTTGTGAGACCGCTACACCGATAGCCCACTTCATTATGCTACGCATTTCGTCGTTATCAGCTGAATAAAACAATTTAAATTGCTCGTAATCAGATGAAAGGTCAGTTCCTAAGAACAACGTAGATGTAGACCCTAAGAACTTCTGTGCGTTCGTGCAACCTAAAGATGCAACAACTCTTACATTAGTTCCAGGAATAAAGATATCACCACCTGGTGCGATATGGTAGTAGTTCTCTTGAGTAATAGCCAACTGAAGAAGTCTATATTGTTGTGGAGAACAAACTAAGATGAGGTCGTCCATCATCGCTGCGGTATCAGGTAAAGCTGCAAACATATTCTGTGCGGTAGCAACTGCACCACTCAATACCCACGTTGCAGTATCGCCTGTATACTTAGTAGCTCCGTTAGCTTCAGTAATAATCTGAGTAATACCTGAGTAAGAACCATCACCATTAACTAAGAAGTTCTCGTTGAAGTTATTTAACTTCTTAACGAAATACTCAGCCATCAATTGCTCCACAGGTATACTTTCGTTACCTGCGAACTGACCTGCTGCTAATGACTGACTTAAGAAAGTAGTTCTCAACGTCTCAGGACAATATGACTGATTTACCTTAGCTGCCTTAAGGTTAAGGTCAACCTGTGTTATGGTAGTATCACCTGAAGTCGTGTAACCACACGAACCTCCGTCTTGAACGAAAAAGTCCCCGTTCATAATCGGTA